ACTATTCACTTCCACACCTAATGGATTGAACCATTTCTATAAGACTTGCGAAGGTGCGAGAGAGAAGAGAAATGGCTATATCTATATCGAGGTGCCTTGGAATAGAGTACCCGGGCGTGATGAGAAATGGAAGAAAGAGACCCTTGAGGGCATGGACTTTGACTTACAGAAGTTCTCGCAGGAATTCGAGTGTAACTTCCTTGGCAGTTCGGGCACACTGATCGAAGGATCAAAGCTAAAGAATCTAGTCAGCCGAAATCCGGTAGGCGAGACTCAGTTCATGAAAGTGTATGAGAAGCCCATCAAAGACCACGTATATGCATGCCTAGTAGACGTATCACGAGGTAAAGGTCTAGACTATTCTGCATTCCATATTATCGATGTCACCTCTATGCCTTATAAACAGGTATGTGTCTATCGAGATAACACTGTTACTCCTATAGATTATGCTGAAATCATACATAGGTCTATAAAGCAGTATAATGGTGCCTATACTCTTGTCGAAATAAATGATATCGGAGAACAAGTTGCTGAGGTCCTGTATTATGAGTTTGAGGTGGAAACAATACTATTTACTGAATCTGCGGGAAGGTCTGGTAAAAGAATCTCAGCCGGCTTTAGTAAAGGTGCCGATAAAGGTATTCGCACTACAAAATCGGTAAAGGCTATTGGTTGCAATATGCTGAAGATGTTGATTGAGCAAGACCAGTTGATAATCAACGATTTTCAAACGATTAGTGAGCTATCTACATTCTCTAGAAAGGGAATATCGTATGAAGCCGAATCGGGGTGCAATGACGACTTGGTTATGGGACTAGTTCTTTTTGCCTGGATGACTGATCAGCTATTTTTCCGGGAAATCACAGACATAAATACACTAGATAAATTAAGATCGAGAAACGAAGAAGAACTGATGGAAAGCCTTCTGCCTATAGGATTTAATAACTTTGACGATGAGATTATCGAAGATTCTATGAGCGGCACAAGACAATGGCTACAGTACTAAGATGCCGTTTTTTATAAATATAAGAATACGCAAGTTTATAGTTTACAAAATAAACAAGGAGAAATGAGATATGGCTTTTCAACTAAGTCCAGGTATTAATATCAGCGAAATTGACTTAACTAATGTTACACCCGCTGTTGCAACTACAGAAGGCGCTATTGCAGGCGTGTTTCGTTGGGGTCCGACCGGTGAAAGAATTTTAGTAACTTCCGAGAAGGAGCTAGTGAGTCGTTTCGGCAAGCCAGCTACTTATTACACCAGTGGATCTGCTACGTGGACCAACCACGAAACATGGTTCTCGGCAGCAAACTTCCTATCATATAGTGATGCCCTGTTTGTTACCCGTGTTCTAGGCACCGGTGCTGCTGCAGCATCAGGTGGACAGTTCTCTGCAAGATACTCTGGAGCACTTGGCAACTCGTTAAGCGTTTCATTCTGCACTGCAGGCAATTTTAGTGCCACACAAAGATCACAGACACTGACTATTCAGCCATCTGCTGCATCTGGCGTCGCTACAGGTTATACAACTAGTGCTGGCATTACTGCTTACGCTAACGTAGGCGATAGAGTCATTTTAAGTAATGGCACTCAGCTAGTCATCAGATCAGTCTCCACAGTTGCTGATGCTGCAGCAGGTTCATCATTGACCTTTGATGGATCAAGCGCATCAATCGTGAACGTTACGAATAACACCATTGCCATTAGCGCACATGGACTAACGACTGGTCAAGCTGTTTTATACTCTAGAACTTCTGGCACATCAATCGAAGGACTAAATAACAATGCATTCTACTACGTAATTCGTGTGGATGCTGGCGTTATTAAGTTGGCAACAACTCTTGCAAATGCAAATGCTGGCACAGCAATTGATATACTAGCGCTCGGAGATGGAACCACTCACACGATAACTGCAGTAACCACTTGGAAGTCGGACTTAACCTTCACAACTAAGTACACTGCTGTAACCGCATATGCAGCTACCTTCAAGACACAATGGGGCGATTCGAATCTATTCGACACAGGTCCTAGCGCCGGGGGCGTACACATTGTTATCCGTGACGTAGACGGACAAATCTCGGGTACAGCTGGTAGTGTGCTAGAGAGATGGGAAAATGTATCGACTTCTGTTGGAAACACCAAGTATGACGGCACAACTAACTACATCGTAGACGTTCTGGAGCAAAATTCTGCTTGGATTGCTGTTACATCAGCACAGGCAGCGGCAATTGCTCTATTAACACTATCATCTGGAGTGGCATTAACAACTGGTGCTGATGGTCAAGACGAGAAAGATGTAGATATCGCAGCACTTGCAGCTGGATATGACTTGTATGCCGATGCTTCAGACGTAGATATCTCGTTTGTTATCCAAGGTAAGGCGAGAGGCACCACACTAGCTAACTACATTATCGACAATATCTGTGAAGTTCGCAAAGACTGTGTAGCATTCATTTCGCCAGAACTGAATGACACTACGATTGATAGTATCATCGACTTCACCTCTACACTATCAGCAAGTACATATGCCGTGGTAGACAGCGGATACAAATACCAATACGATAAGTACTCAGATGTGTATCGTTGGATTCCACTGAACGGCGACATCGCTGGTCTGTGCGCTAGAACCGATGATGTGAGAGATCCATGGTTCTCACCAGCAGGTTACAGCAGAGGTAACGTTAAGAATGTTGTTAAGCTACTTGTGAACCCTAACAAGGCTCAAAGAGACCTGCTATACAAAAATAACATTAATCCTGTTATCACTCAGCCAGGACAAGGAACAGTACTGTTCGGAGATAAAACATTCTCTTCGATTGTTAGCGCCTTTGACCGTATTAACGTTCGTAGATTGTTCATCGTACTTGAGAAGACTATCGGCACTGCCGCTAAGTCAACTCTGTTCGAATTCAATGATGATTTCACGAGAGCCCAGTTTAAGAACCTAGTTGAACCTTTCCTACGTGATGTGCAAGGTAGACGTGGCATCTATGACTTCCGTGTTGTTTGCGATGAAACAAACAATACTAGCCAAGTTGTTGATGCTAACCAGTTCGTTGGAGACATCTTCATCAAACCAGCTCGCTCTATCAACTTCATCCAGTTGAATTTCGTAGCTGTTAGATCAGGTGTAGAGTTCAGCGAAATCGTAGGTCAGTTTTAATAAATATAACCAAAAGGAGATATAACTAATGGCTTTCAACATTAATGAAATTAGAAGCCAACTGACCTTTGGCGGAGCTAAGTCTTCGCTATTCCAAGTTGCGATCACTAACCCGGTCAATGGAATTGCGAATCTTAAAACTCCGTTTATGGTACAGGCGGCTCAAATCCCAGAATCGACCCTGGGTACTATCGAAATTCCTTATTTCGGCAGAAAGATCAAGATTGCAGGAGATAGAACATTCGCTGAATGGACTGTTACTATCATGAACGACGAAGACTTCCTAATCCGTAATGCTATGGAACAATGGATGGCTTCTATCAATTCTCATGAAGGTAACGTAAGACAACTTGGTACGGCAGCATCAGCGGCCTACAAGTCTCAAGCGCAGATCACACAGTACTCGAAGACAGGTGTTCCTCTCAGAGTATATAACTTCAACGGGCTGTATCCATCTTCAGTTGCTGCTATCGGCATGGATTGGAATAACACAGACAGCATTGAAACGTTTGATGTGACTTTCCAGTATGATTGGTGGAACGTTTCTGGTGGTGTTACCGGAAATGCAGGTACCAACGCATAATTGAGATAATCAAGGGAGAGCGAACTCTCCCTTATTAGAGGATAATAATGGAACTATTTGGCTTTTCAATCAAACGAAAACAGGCTGACAATAAAAACATCCCGTCATTCGTGCGTGCTGATGATGAAGACGGCTCTGCTAATATTGCCGCAACGGGTACTGGTGTCAGCAGCTTTCTCGATATGGACGGGACGGCAAAGTCTGAGGCCGAGTTAGTTCAAAAGTATAGAACGATGTTGCAACAGCCCGAAGTTTCTCAAGCTGTTGATGATATCGTGAATGAAGCAATTTGTGTTACAGAAGATCAAAAAGTGGTTGAATGTGTCACTGACGACCTTAAACTATCAGATGGCATCAAAAAGAAAATTCGTGAAGAGTTTGACACAGTTCTGAAGTTGTTAGACTTTTCTAATAGTGGATACGAAACGTTTCAAAAGTGGTACGTTGACGGCAGAATCAATTATCATGTGATGATTGATGTAACTGCTCCACGTAAGGGCATTCAGGAACTTCGCTATATTGATCCTCGCAAGATTCGTAAGGTGCGAGAATATGAAACTGACCGAAACAATAATAGCCAAGATAATAAGTTTACTCCTAAAGTAGTTAAGAATGAATACTATATTTACAGTGAAAAGGGGTTTAATAACCTTTCAGGCACTTCTGGTTCTCAACTACAGTTAGCTTCTATCAATTCAGCAACCAATGGTCTTAAGATTGCTAAAGACTCTATCGTAAATGCTAACTCTGGTCTATTAAACGAGACCAGCACTCTAGTTCTTTCTCACTTACATAAAGCATATAAGCCGCTCAATCAGTTAAGAATGATGGAAGATGCAGTTGTCATCTACCGTATTTCTAGAGCACCTGAGCGTAGAATTTTTTATATTGATGTCGGTAATTTGCCTAAACTAAAAGCCGAACAGTATCTACGTGATATGATGGTCAAACATAAGAATCGCTTAGTCTATGATATGGCGACAGGCGATGTTAAGGATGATCGTAG